TGCTGGCAATTGCTTGTCTAGTTAATCCTGTCTCTGCGGCCATCTGTGGAATTGTCCACTGAGAACCATCATCTAAAGTGTAAGTTTTAAAACAACCTTTGTTATTAGCATTGGTAGCCTCTTTAAATAGCTCCTTAGGGTCAGTAGACCTATTTAATCTATTTCTAGCTGTCTTAATATGAATATTAGCTTGTTTAGCTAATTCAGGGGCTGTTATCTCCCTTAAGTCATCTAGTGTGTATGTTTTAAAACTCTTTGTAGCTGGCATAATTACTCCTGGAAGTCTTCCGCTATCATATATAAAAGCCAAGCTTGATATAGAATACTTGCTCCAACTAAATATTCGAATGCCATACTAAGCCCCCTCTACTGGGGTTAACCACGCTATACGTTTATCTACAACGTCTTGCGTAGTATCTATTAGACCACTTTGCTTTAGTTCTAGCACTGCTCGTTTAACTGTTGAGAATGATCTGTTACTAAAGTAAGTATTCTGTCTAATACCTGAGATATTAGTTTTACTTGTTGCTGCTATGTAAATGAATATGTCTTGTGCTGTACGGCTAAGGTTGTATTTACCTAAAGCGTTCTCTATTTCAATCTTAAGTAGTTGTTTCTTACGCCACACTTGTGCGACATTTTCTAATGCTTGTCTTCTCATTATTTGCTCCCGCATTCAATAATAACTTCTACCTGTTCAGGTAGTTTAATTCTGTTGCCATCAGCATCTACGATGCCTATTAGCTTACATTTTAGTTTCGATGAATCCTTACATGATTGCTCAACAAGAGTCTTAACTGTTACTAGTTTAGTTTTCATAAAATCTCCTTTTTAAAAGGCGTACCTCTTAGTTGGACATACGTATCATAAAGATAGCGTGTTACGTCCATGTACACTTCATCATAATCGTTTAACTGAATAACTGTGTTTAATACATCAGTCGGTAGTTCGTTCTCATGTTGACAAGTGTCATACCTATTCAGTAATTGTTTCTGGGCTTTATTTAGTTTCCTACTCATCGTAGTAAGTGTGCAATCTATCTAGCACATGCTGTAGATTATTATCAGTGTAGGTTTCTTTGATGTCCCACATACGCATAGGGCTTCGAATACGCTCGTTTACAGTGTCTTTAGTTAGACGGGTCTGATATACGTATTTAAAACCTAATAACTCCTCTTCATCGTTGATGTTGAGCATTTTAGACTTATACGTCTCAATGTTCTTAAGTGGTAGTTTCTTACAAGCAATAACTGTACTGAAGAAGCTTTCAACTCCTGTGTTCATCAGTGAGCCTTTAACTTTGACCATAGTCTCATTTACCATTTCAGCTTCATTAAAGATGTCTGAGGTATGGGCAATAAAGATAATGTTCTTGTTAGAGTTAGCCACGTTCTGTGCCATCAAGTTCTTTAAGAATTGAGCATATGAGCCCCAAGCTTTCATTGTGTTAGTTGAAGTTAGTACCTTAGTACTTTCAAACATATCCATTAGGTATGTAAGGCTGTCAATTACGATAGTATGAATATCTTCTTTGTCTTGCACTGAGTCAATAGCGTCAGGAACATCCGTAGGGTCAGTAATTGTGTACTCTTTGAATTTAGATTTGAAAGGTAACTTCTTGTTGTTCTCACAGTTAAGATACATTACACCTTCTGGGTTTTTAATATCAACTAGACTAGCTGATTTACCTGTTGCGGACTTACCGCAGATTAGTACTAAATTATTGTTCATCTCTTACCTCCTTTTTTAAAATTTTCTTTTGAATTGATGGCATAATCTTTGAATGAATTTCTTCAGGACTTATTGGGTCTTTAATTTGTTCATTAAAACTTACCAACATGTTTCTGATTGCATCTTCAGGGTAACCATTATCCATTAGCATAAAGCCATATCGAATTAATAGAGTAGCTCTATTGCCTATCTCAATTTTGTCAACGAACCAACGTTCCATATTAGTCATACCTTGATTATCAAGAATCTTCTGTTCTTGTTTTCTAGCTTTTTTAGTTTGTGGTATGAATAATGTTGCGTCAATTAACTCACCCTCATTATAAAAATGTTCACTATTTCCAGCTGACATCCACTTACGTGCTATGTCTTTAGTAGCTGTATCAGTATCAAATGGTAACCAGTTGAATACGTTCTCCATAAACTTAGAGTAATCTTTAGAGCTTAGTTTTAGGTAATGTGACATTGGCAGTATTACTCTAAATCTATTGTGTTCAGTTGTATGGCGTTTAGTTGTTGCAATTAAGCATTTATAATCAGCTAATAGTTCTTTAGCACTATTTAAGCTGCATCCACTATCAATATCAAGTATTAATAAATCAAATCCTGGGATAGCTTTATCACTTGACCTATAATCGCCTACAAATGTATGTGCTGTGTAATGAATACCTGTGGCACCTGTTAACTTATGTAGTTGATTAAACTGCGTGTTATGTTGCTTAAATCCCTCAGTAATATTTGTACCATAAGCTACTTGAATATTATTTATGTCGGTTTCTTTTAAAGCTTCACCAGATAAGAACTCAATATCATCAATGTAGCTTCTACGAATAATAATATTATTTTTGTATCCCCAAGCTACTGCTAGTGATAACAAATCTTTCTTTTGTGCTTCTGAGCCTTTATAGAACGGTAATTCTTCAATTAAATCTACTTGAGTAATTTCTTTGCCTATATCTGCAATATATCTAGCTAAACGTGCATATGCACCTTCTTTGCAAATAACCCTATTAAAGTGTTCACCTGAGTCTTCACATAGTTGTATAGCACTATCTAGGTGTGTTTTAGAGATTGTTCTGTTACCTTCTACAAACGCATAAGCACCTGCTAGCTTTAAAGCTTTGTAATATCTATGTCTAAGCTCTGCTTTTTTTGTATCTTCATGTGCTTTTAGGCACATTGATTTTCCTTCACACTCTAGCTTATATCTAAGTAAGTGTATTGTGTCGTCTTTGCTTAATGTAAGTACATTGTTAAACTTAGCTCTATCAGCTAAACCACGTATTATTTTTGCAATGCGTGTAGTGTTAGCGTTAACATTAGTACAAGTTAAGGCATCATACAACTCTTCAGCTGTTTGTTGCTTATTTTCATTTATAACTGCGTCATAACCAAATAACATTCTTCTGGCATAACCAGTTTCAAGCATCTGTTTAAATTCTTCCTCAGTCTTACTACCATCTAGTAGCTTAGTAGGTGTGCCAAATAACATCATGTTTGTAGGCGTACGTCCATGCAGCTCTTCACCTCGAGTGTTTTCTTTGGTGTTTTTAATTAGCTTCTGTTTAACTTTACCTACATCATACAATTCTAAGAATGTATTAAGCATCTCTACGTTAGCTGTAAGATTAGAGCCTACTTCATCTAGCTCTAAGTTCATTGAACCAGCACTTGCCATTAGTAATTTCTGTCTCATCTGTTTAACAGCTGGTGCTGTACCACTATCAAAGCTAAAAGCTAATGTGCCTAGAGCTTCATACTCTTTAGTGACTAAATCAATTGCTGTATCACTATCTAATGAGGCATCTTGCCCTTGACGCATTGCAGCTAATGCAATAATCTGAGTATTACTATAATGAGGCAGGATATTACTTAAAAACTTAAGTCTAAAGCCTTCGATAATTTCCTCTTCCATGATATTAGTTGCGAAACCTTTACCTGCTCCTGATGGCATTAGATTCAACACATAAGTATTGACAGGGATTACACCTCTGTCTCTTGTGTCGATGTTACAACGCATCATTGACGCTACTTTAGAGAAGTAGTAAGCTACTAGTAATCTAAAGAAATGTCTATTTTGTGATTGAGTTTTAGCGACTAAGATATCTACTATCTCTTCGGATAGTTTGTTATATGTAGGTTGTAGCATGTCTATTTTTTAAATAGAAATTGTGTGACAGGTGTTATTACTTTTTCGTCTATAAATGTAATTACTGCATTTAATAATTCTTTTAAGTTGTTCATATTACTAATCTCCCTTGTTGTATTAAATTTTTTGCTTGTTCACACACGCCCACTACCTCACAGTATCTGCATGCCTTAACTTCCCCTTTAACTGTTTCAATTAGTCCACTATTACCATCGTCAATCATTCTAGATTGTGCTTCAGATAATACTGTGAAGTTTTTAGTGGCTCTAGCCACCTTGTTAGGATTTTTGAAGTATTTATATTTAGTTTCAGATTCCCATAATTCATCAGGAGTACATTCTGGTAACTCTTCTTGAGGCTTAGCTAATAGCTCTGTAATGTCATCAAGTTTTTGTTTAATGTAAGCATCTGTTTGTTCAAATGACCATAACGGATAGTCTTTAGTTAAAACTTTTGACTGAGGGTATTTAGAGTCACGTCTAGCTTGTGCTGCTGACCAGTCAGTAAAGATAAATTGAATACTAACTTTATTGTCAGTAATTCTATCTGGTGCTAACCATTTGTAGATACTCCCTTGTTGGGTGTATTTCAAAGCGTTAGAATCAAATATGTAAGTCCATACAGACGTACTTTTGTAATCTGATAATGTACCATCCAGTACAAGGTCATATTTACCTGAGATAATGTAATCATCTACTTTAGTTTCATGACGTTGCTCAACGTACACAGGTATGTCTGTATCTTCTATATCACCCGTTGGGTTGATAACAATCTTATCGGCTAAATTAGACATACTGAGGGCCTTTAGAGCTCCCTTTACACTCTTAGGGTCTGTCCATGCTTGCTCTGCGATAGCATGAATAGCTGAACCCATACGAGCACTAACTAAATCAGCAATATCTACTTCTTTATCTAGGTCTTTATACTGATGCTTTAATACTAAAGCTCTAGTAGGTTTAAGTAGTGATGTTGCACTAATTAAATTAGGTCTATCATCATAATCATAGTCATCATAAGATAGCCAGACTGCTAGAGCTAAGCTGATATTACTTTTATTTGTATATTTAAAAGCCATTTATTATTTCCTCAATTTGTTTGATACTAGCGTTATTGTCTAAGCTAGTCTGTTTATCCCAAGACTTTCCTATTTCTAGATTAGCCCCCATTAACACGTCATTTGATTTAATGAGCGGATGCTCATTCCATTGCATTTCTTTAATTAGAGTATCGTTTAGAAACTTTACAGAGTCTGGATTATCTCTTACCAAGAAGTAAGCTGCGTCATGAATTGTGTTGATGAGCTTTATATCATACACATATTTAGAGCCTTCTATTACTTTATTTGTTGCAATTAGAGCTCTGTTAATTAACATACCCCATGACTGTGTTACAGCATTGTTAGCGCTTCTAGCTTCTGCTGTAGCTGCATAAGGTGTTAATGTGTTGTCATGTAATGTTTTGACCAATATGGGACACTTAATACGTAGCCCAAATGCACACTCCATATATCCACTCTTTTCAGCAAACATAATATTTGCCTGAGTAAACTTGTCGGATATTTTATAAAGTTCATGGTAATTAGCTTCAATCTGTTTAGCTTCACCTTCAGAGAATCCGATATTTGAAACTAATGTATGCCATGTACCATTGTAAGTTAGTGCAAAGGTAGGACCCTTAGACTTCTGTCTAAGTTCAGGATATTTACTCTCAATTGAGTTAATACTCTTTACTGTATCTTTGATATCAGGCATCTCATCTTTAAAGTATGAGAATGCTCTTAGTGAATGCCCATCATAGCCATCTGTGTAAACTTTAATTTTATTAGGGTCACCAGTCAGAATAGCGTTAATTCTATCCTCTAAACTACTAAAGTCAGCTCCTGCCCATAGCCATCCTTCAGGGGCTACAAAGCAAGACTTAATAGCTTTACCATAGGTACTATTACTAGGTAGATTTTGTAGATTAGGGTTACTAGAACTTAAGCGTCCTGATTGTGTACCACCTAATTTTAAACTCCCGTGTAAATACCCATCTATGTTGTATTTTTTAAATGCTTTAATAAAAGTACCTAGTATTTTACTAGTTTGACCAATGCCTATAAGATGCTCAAGGATTTCTTTATGAGAATCTTGTTTTGCTACATTAACTAATTTAATTAATGTCTTAGCACCTGTAGCAGGTTGTTTAGTATCAGTGAAGTCAATAGCTTCATATCCTAACTGATTGTAAAATAAATCTCTAATGTTGTTATTAGATTTAGGATTAAACTTCAAATGCATGAAGTCACTGAAGGGTTTACACTTACGTTTTAAGTTACTGTTTGTTTCTACCATAGTAGAGGCTCTAAACATATGATTGAAATCTTCAATCTCATCATACTTCTTTAAAGCTTTGAAATGTCCATCATGTTTATTCTGTAATTCTTTTTCAACTTCTAACACCTTGTCAGTGTCTAGAGGCAAGCCAGTAAGCATCATCTTAAGTAATACTTTTAATGATGGTTGGAATATGTCTCTGTAAGGCTCAATTAAGCCTTCCTTTAGGACAATATCTTTATATTTATCATAGACATGCCAAGTAGCTAAACAGTCCTTTAGATTG